GGCAACTCCTACACCTGCCGGCCCTGGCGGACCTGCGGGCCCTTCTGGTCCAGGCGTACCTGGGCCGCCGTTTACCACACTGTTTATAAACAAGTCACGGTCATCAATTGTTGGAGGAAGCGGCAAGTACGGTGGCATACTCCAGCCAAATGGCATTGTTTGATATTGCATGTTAGTTCCTTAACAAAAAAGCCCCCACGGCTTGTGGCTGCGGGGGCTAGCAATATTAACGAATGTTAGTATTTGTGTTGCTTGGGTTAGCAGTTTGTGTTCCGCTTCCAACGTTGATTGCAGCATTTTCGCTGCGAATGCTCTGACCTAAGCTCCAGATCAAGTTGGCCAATTGGCCATACTGAGCTTGAGTTTGTTGCTGTTGTTGCATCTGGTTGATGTTGTTGGTTGTTGTAACCTCAACACCACGTGCAGCAGCGCCACTAAACTCACGGCTACGTAGCTCAATAATAGCTGCATTAGCATCAGCTAGTTGACGCTGTAGGTTTAATTCGTATTGCTGAGTAATCAGTGCACGAGTCTTTTCACCGTCAGCACTAATATCTTTGCTTAGTTCATAGCGATTTTCCATTACGTTCTGGTTAATCGCTGCTTGACCTTGCATTAGTGCAACTGCATTTTGATTAACTACGTCTTTTACGTTGTCAATACGTAGAGACAATCCCTGAGTAACTGCATTTAGTGCTGCGTTAATACCAATAGTTTGGTTAGCTTGTGAGGCTTCCATTGCTGCTGTTGATACAGCTACTGCCTTGTCAACTTGACCAATACTTTGCATTAAGCTCATATTAGCCATGTCTTGTTCTGGTGGATTACGTAGTGTAGCGCCTAGGGCTGCACCACTACCGTCTCCACCTAGTAAGTTACCGTTGTTGCGTAGTAGGCTTCCTAGGATAAGACCGCCGATTAAACCGCCTCCGCCGAAACCACCATCATTGCTACCGCCCATACCCATAATCATACCGGGTGTCATTACTTCTGCCATTTTAGGCTCCTTTAAAGTTTCTTTTGCTTGATATACTAGTTGCTTGTAATATTGGTCAGCAAAACTAGCCTGTTTTTTAAGCGCTTCCATAGCTTCCTCGGTTGCAGCCGGGGAAACAGGTACGCCAGTTGTGTTATCATCCATATAAATAAATTTCTGTGTTGTGGATAGATATGATACTGCGTATCACTGCGCAGTTCCTAAAATTTAAGAACTGATATAATTATACAACAAAATGGTATGTAGTGCAACACAACTTTTAGGGTTCCAGGAGCAAAAATGCACGGTAATAAGAAATTATGCAGGATATTTTTGGGCAAGTGCACTGGCGCACCCTACAAAAATTTGACGACAAAAAAGCCCCCGAATCTTCTGATGCGGGGGCTTTTTCTTTGCCTATTTATTCGGCTGCTGGCTGTGGTGCTGGTTGTGGCAACTGGGCTTCTGCTTGTGCGCGAACTTTTTGAGATAGCGGATTGCAGATTTTAGCAGGCAGTTCTTGCAGTCCGGCTAGGATAGCATTAACTTCGTCAACAGACAGGTCAGAAAGGTTGATTTTAATATCGTTCATGTTTATGGTTGGTTAGTTGGTTTAGGCTAGTTTCCAGCCTTTATGGGTTTTTCTTACCTTATTTAAGACTCCACATAAGTGGCTCTTATTAAGATCATGCTGTCTAGCAAATTCGCTAAGATTACTTATAGTGTATGCAGTGTTATTTGGTGATAGTATAATAGGGTACTTTATATTTTTATGTTTAGCGGTATTAATTGACCTATTATGTTTCAGACTAAGTAAACATTCATAGTCTTCTGAGTATAGTGAAGCTAACCATTTATGTGATTTACCTTTTGATATATCGCGAATAGTAGAAATTTCTACTCCAGTAGTTTTTGCAATATCCTTAAACGGAATGTCCAGTAAAAGATTTTTAAAAACTGTAAGTATTGTTTCTTTTGAGTACTTGGAATTAGGGTGTGCGTCTCCCTGTAGTCCAGTACCTCCGCCGCCCGCCTTTGAGTTAATATTAAATCCATTATTAACAGAATTAAAAATCTCAATAGCCTCATTTTCAAGCATATCTAAATTATCTTCTAAAGTACACTCTAGTAATACTTCTAAGTAAGGTACACCATATAATAAATAAGCTTGCTGCAATTTAATTGAGGCAATATTATTTGCTAGGTTGTATTTATGTTTAGTCAATCTTTCTTCTATTCTCAGAGATTGACCCACATAAACTTTATTAGTTCCATTAAATTTTAGTAAATAAATGCCTATAGTCATAATATTGTGTCCTAACAAATATTTTATATTATACTATTTTGGACACAATATTTCAAGTACAAATTTTTACTACGTCATTTTATAGGACAGGCTCCCGTGGCGCACTCTGCATCGGTAATTTCGTCAAAACTGTTGGTGTTATTTAAGTCTACTGTTAAAAGTGTTTTAACGTACTCGTGGTAAGTTTCTTCTGTTACTACTTCTTGTGGAAGATATAAGTATCCAAGGTCTTTGGCAGTTTTAGTAGGGTCTGTGCGATAGATAAAACTCACACCCACATAACAATCCCAGTTTAGTAACAACCAGTCAATGATCGCAGGAATTTCGCCGGGATCATAACTAATAGTTACTGATGTGTTCTGTTGGTTCCAACTAGTTTGCAATAGTTTGTAACGCTCCAACTGTACCACAGCTGATTCGATATTAACTTCTTTGCCGTCAACTTTATCAAATGGAACTCCATCCCACATTACTGGAAACGTAACAAGAACTCCAGAATCATCAACAGGATGATTAATAACACGGTAACCCGCTTGACGTAGTTTTTCAACCACCGGGTCATGTTTGCTAAACTGAACATTGTTGAAAATGTACTTTCCTAGTGGTTTGTGTACTCCTTCTGGGCAATCCATGATTTTGCTGAGAGTGCCTGAAGGCTTGATACAAGTTACGTTCTTGGGAGCAGGTAAACCCAGTTCTAAACTCATACCCACAGCAGCCGATGTGGCAGTACGCTTTAAGTATTCATAGTCATAGCTGCCCATGTCAGGACGCATTGCAATACCAGTTAAGCCTACACCGCAAAGTCGTAAGAAATAGTTGTTAAGGTGCCAAGACTCTTGAAGAATGCCGTCCTGAAGGTTAACACACGTTTGTCGGTAGTTGGCACGAGCTGCCAGTCGTATAGCGTTGTGCAAACCGGCAGTGTCGCCTTTGAACTTGGCAATGTCAGTTTCGGTAAGGTTACAGAAAGCCTTATTACCGAGTAAGATTTCAACGCATGGATTGGCTCCCTTAAACCACGGAGCGCGTCTGAGTGCTTCAACTTCATTGATAAATCCTGGTTCACTACCACCGGCTTCAGTCATCATCCCAAAGATGCGTTCTAAGTCGGTTTTTAGTGGTTTCTTTTTAAATACTAAACTGTTGTTTGATTGTGTGCGGTGCTGGTTATTATGCAACCACCAGTCTTTTTTGGCTACTGCGAATTCTTCCCATTCTGGCTGGTCATAGTCAAATAAAGCGATCTCGGCACTACGACGACTAGATAGAATAGTACCCAGGTGGTTAACAATATCGAGGATATCCATCCGAGTAAGTAAACTATCAGCACGGCCGTTGAGGATATTTGCAATAGCCACGTATGCAGTGGATATAGCACTGTCGCCACTTGAAATCCATCCATAGCCTTTTAGTCTTTCACCTGCTGGTCGTAGTTGCGAAAAGTCGAGTACGAGCGTATCAGCGGAATATTTTCCAGCCAGTAGTTTGCCAATTGACTTTGCCCAGGCTTCTGCACTGTCTCCGATTTGAATTGTCCAGGTTTTGGTGTCTGGTTCCCAGTACTCAACGTTGTGCTCATTGCCACCTTTGGCAGTGCGTGTGCTTCTAACCACTCGAATGTTCTTGATTGGCTTTGAAAATCCATTTAGCGTTCCTACAATTGGTTTAAATCCAACGCCGCAACCTTGTAGCAACAACCATAAGACGTCTACTACGTCATAGATTGTTTCAACGTGTGTAAAGCTGCAATTGAACTGAGATGCTTCACGTGTTTTGGCTACGTTAGTGCCGCCAAGCCACAGTGTGCGACCACTCATTAGCACTTTGCGATCTAGCATTAGTTGCTCAAGATCATAAAGTTCCGAGTATTCTAGGTCGTTTAAGTCACGACCAACTGCCCGCTCCCACAACCACTGTTGGTGGTCAATAACACGTGCAACTGTTTCTGCCCATGTTTCAAATTGTTTTCCGTCGTCTGAGGTAGGGCGGTTGTATGTACGACGTGTAATTACTTGTGCTCGTGTTGATGGTAGGTTCATTTATTTCCTTGATTTATTGAGTACAGGGACCTGCTACGAATCCACTCGCATCTGGCTTGCAGGTAGAATCTAATTTTACACAAGGTCCAACTACAAATCCGTCTGTGCAGTAGTTAATTGTGGGTTGGATAACTGGACTAGGCCCAATTACCACCGTAGGTGTTAGTGTAACCTGTGGGCCTTTTACCGGACCAATTACAAAAGGCAGTTGAGCTGCTGGACCTGGACCTACTACAGGGATTTCAGGTACTGCAACAGTTCCTGATGGACCTAACACAAAAGGTGTGGGCAACTCAGCAATGGCTTTGTCAGACAGCTTTACTGCTTTTGGCAATTCTGGGGTGTTGCCACCGCCACAAGCTGTTAGTGTGGCCACTAACAGCATTAATACAAAATGTTTCATAATATTTTCTCAGTTATTGTCCGGTACTACCAAAACCGCCAGTACCGCGTTGTGTGTCATTCCATGCATCACGGAATGTGGGAAGTTCTACTCGCTGCACTACCAGTTGTGCAATTCGGTCTCCAGCCTCAATCGCATAAGGGTCTTCCGAAATATTTTTTAGCAAAACTTTTAAATTTCCACGATAGTCAGCATCTATTACGCCAACACTATGTGGGATTGTAATCCCACGTTTCCCTTGCGAGCTCCTGTTATAAATAAAGCCTGCGAACCCTTGTGGAATTTTGACCGCTACTCCTGTATCCACAAGTTTTTGTTCGCCGGGATAAATTTCATGTGCTTCAAGTGCAAACAAATCTGCACCAGCGTCATTGGGATGTGCACGTTGTGGTAGTTTTGCGCCTGGCTGTAGTTGGCAGTCAATTGTGGGTTCTGTGATGCAGTTGCTGCTGCTGCTGCCGCTGCTAATATAAAATTGGTTACTCATTGTAGGTAAAGTTCTAAGATTTGGTCGATTTGTTTGATGTTGGGGTCACCAATGGCTTCACGGCAGTGTGTTACCAAGTCCATTAGCTGGTAGTTAAGCATTAGTGTGTCTTTGCACTTGTTTAGCTCTTGAATATACTTGTACTTGCCTGGTAGTGGAATACTTGCGATAATGTCGTAAGTGCTGCCATACTCAGCCACAAGTGAAACTGCTCGTTTAGGCCCAATACCAGGGACACCAGCAACATTGTCGCCGCTGTCACCTGTAAGGCACTTAATACTAATGTAATCTTCAGGATTGAATTCATAGTGGTCATTCCAGTTGTCAAGGGTAACTTCTTTGCGTGTAACGTAACTGAATCGACTGACGCCGGGTTGTACTAGCAAATCCCAGTCACGGTCTGAACTGATAAGCCAGATATCGTCTGTGCTAAGCTTAGACTTTTGTGATACAATATAAGCAGCAATGTCGTCGGCTTCTACGCCTTGAAACTTTAGCACTGGATAGCTGGTTGTGGTTTCGATAGTGGCAATAGTTGCTAAAAAGTCTTCAAAGAACAGTTCAAAAGCTGCACGTTCTGCATCTGTTTGCTGTTCTTGTTTGTCTTTGCGGTTTTGCTTGTACTCAGGACTAAGTGCTTTGCGATAACTAGAACTACCTTGGTCACATGTAATGATAACGTGCGATGCTTTATAAGACTTTTTTAAGCTGTCTACTGTGCGAATATAATCAGTGGCAAAATCTGTGGCTCCACTATGCTTGTAACGAAAAGCTAAGTTTAAGGCATCAACAACCAGCAGCGTGTTGTTTGATTCTGTGGCTTTTTTAAATGTAATACTCATGGTGTATTCTTTGTGGTTAAGTGTATATTATACACCAAAAACCAAAGTATTTCAAGTTACAAATTCTGGATGCTCATGCTGCAACCAATCTTCTAGGAGTGCTATATAGAACTCATGGCTTTCATGATTGTAGTAAATGCAGCGATAAGCATCGCTGTTTGGCATATCTTCAAAAGCCACAAAAATCTTGCTTCGATTAAACTTAAATATTAACAGTGGCTTTTTACTAACCTGCTGGCCTTGACGTATGGTTTGCTGCCAAAATTCTACTAGTTGCGGAGTTTTTGAGGTAAGCAGTTGTGAAGTAAGATGGTCTTCGGCATAGCCTTTTACTTCCACGCACCACAAATTAGTGCGTCCTGGAACGTATAAGTCGCCTTTTAGCAAATGCTTGGGGTCTAGGGCACCACTTCCAGGTATTCGCTCCCACCCTAAACCGGTGTGTTTACGCAAGAGGTCACGTGCCACAGTTTCTGTGCGCGCACCTTTTGCTCGGGCATCAACGACCATTACGCTTGCGTCGCACTGGCAGTTTTACGTGCAGGTTGTACGATGGGCTTGGCAACCTTGGCGGCAGCCACAGGTTCAGCGGCTGGGGCTGTGTCAACCATTGGCTCAGGGGCGGGGACTGATCGAAAGTCAACAGTCTTAACCTCCAGTTCGTCTACGCTGTAGGTAACTGTGCCACTTTCAGCAGTTAAGCTGGCCAGTTCCTCTGCGGTAACCGTCATGTTTAGTGTTACTGGTTGGCGCACACCATTTCGCATAATGGTTGGTTTAACCGCAGTGCTTCGTTCAATTTTAATCATATTATACCTCGATTTGTGATATGTTGTTGTGTTTGACAACATTTACCTTTTCTAGTAAGGGATGTGTAAATCCATGCGATACCAAAAAGGTGTTTAGGTGTTCTTCGCCTAGTAGAACTTCTACTAGTCGTTCTTTGCCATCCACATCCAGTGCCTCAACTGTTTCGTCCAAGATCAACAAGTTAATTCTGCTTGAACTTAGGGTCTGCATTAGTTTGCGAATAGCTAACAATGTGGCTACGTTAACTCTGGCACGTTCACCACCGCTTAGTGCCAGTATTTCAATATCACGACCATTGTCTGTGATAACCACATTTAGTTTATCACTAGCCGAAATTTTAAAACCAATTTGAAAACGACCGTCTGACAAGTCAACCAAGTAGCTGTTTGTGATTTCTTCTAGGTCTTTGACCAAGCACTCAATTTTGTAAGCCACTAAGCCAGTGGTTGAAAACGTTTTTGTTAGCACGTTAACAGTACTCATGCGCTCTGATAGCTCGTGTAAGTTTGTGCTGTAGGTTTCCAACTCACTATTCATTTCAGTGATCTGAGTGCTCAATGACTCCACACGCGCATTGTGTGCACTAGCAGCCAAGTTGTGCTTTTCGGCTTGTGCAATCGCAGTTTTTAAGTTGCTGATTGCAGTTTGCAGTGCTTGAAACTTTGAATCCAGTTCGTTTTTGTCTAACAAGTCTGTGCTGATTTCTGGGTCAATAAGTGCATGGTACTTTTCCCATTCTTCACTGGACTTGTTTGCGTTTTCCCAGGTTTGAGTACGTTTGACGATATCTGCACGTAGTGCGTCTAGTTCACGAATACGTGCTGTTAGTGCCATATTGCTGGTTTGTGCAAAGTCTTGAATTTTTTCTTGCTCAGCTACTAGTTCAGCAATCTTGGCTTCATCAATCTCTTGTAAACAAGTCGGGCACGTTCCGTGCAGTGCAGCAATCTTTTTAACAAATGCTTGCGAATCACGAATTGTTTTTGAATGCTCAACTACTTGTTTGTCTAGCTGAGTGCTTTCGGTAACCAATGGACGCACATCTTCACTGGGCTTTTCAGGAATTGGAAACAGCTTGATTTTTGACTGTAGCTGGCGATAAGTGTTGTTTTGCGTGATACGTTTATTAATAGCTTCTAAGCTACCAATTTGCGTTTCAAGCTCAGCACTACCAGTTACCAGTTCATCTGGAACTGTGGGAACTGCTTGCAGCGGTTTAGGTAACAGGTTTGTGTTGGCATACTTGGTTAACCAAGCATTAACAGTGTCTACTTGAGCCTGCACTTTGGCAATATCACGGCTTAGCTCTTGAGCAGTTTCCTTAAAAACTTCTTGTGCTTGAGTATACTTGCCCAAGTTCAAGATTTCAATTAAGAACTTTTTACGTGCTGTGTCAGGTGCAGTTAAAAACTCTAGACTACCAGCATTTGACTGATACACAATCTGACTAAAGCTCTTGTGATCAAATCCCAAGATTTCTTCAATGGCTTTGTAAGTTTGTGTGCTGGTGTGTGCACTAATGTCTGTGCTACCACGAAACAGCTTAACGGTTTGAGTACTACCACGACGTGTGTTGATTGTGTACTCTGTGCCGTCTTTTTCAAACACCAGCGAGATTTCGTAGTGTTTGCTGTCAACATAGCGATTGATAATATCGGCTTTTTTAATTGACTTTGAATTCTTGTTGAACAGGACTTCTTCTAGGATAAGTGCAATAGAACTTTTACCGTGGCCGTTTTTGCCTACCAGCTGCGTTAGCTGTGCATTGGAAAAATCAATAGAATTGTCCGCGCCGTAACTGAAAGCATTAGACCATGCTAGTGTTTTTATTGTTATCATGTGCGAGTTTTCGTTTTAGTTCTTGTAAGCCACCAACATACACACCATCTACAAAAATTTGTGGAACACTGCGTGCTTGTGGAACTAGCTCAATTAAGTCTTTTTTAGTGTAGCCGTTAATACCCAACATACGTTCTTCGATTGCAATACCATGTAAGTCCAGCAGTCGCTTGGCTTCGGTGCAGGCAGGGCAGTTTGTTTGTGACCATACTTGCGCTGATTTAGGTGAGTTTTTCTGCATGATTTTGCATCTCCTTGAGAACCTTGTCAATTGTGGGTTCTGGTAATTCTAAGATATAAGTTAAGTATTCGCGAACTTCTGCATCCAGCGACATTTCAGGGTCTAGGATTAGTGCACTATCAGTATCACGTTTGAGAACTTTTGAAGAAATAAGCTCACTATCGGCTAATTCTCCAAGCTCTTGCATGTCGCCTTGGACTTCGTACATGGTATGATCAAAGTCTGTGGGAACTGGCGTTTCGTCTGCGGCAATTGTTCGCTTAATGAGTTGCGGCAAGTTGAATTTAAGCCACTGATGTTCCAAGCTACTAGCATCAAGCAGAATAGCACCGGTATCAACCCTGGAACGATGAAAGCTAGTAGTATAAGGGCTACCAGGGTAAAGAATATTTCTTTGAGAGTTTTCATAACTGTGTAGGTCACCGGCTAAGACAACCTGCCAGCTGGCAAATATGTCCAAGTCTACTTCTGGTTTAACGTGTGGTGGAATCTCGCCACGAACGTGTGTGCAAAGAATACGGCCCACAAAAGCTCTGCCATTCTTTTCGTAATCTTTTAGCTTGTTGTAGGGAATAATGTCAATGTCAAAGCCGCAATTTTGGTAGTAATCGTCAATTACACTTACCAGTGGGTTTAAGCGATGTGTGGACCTTTTTAGGTTTGTTAAAAATGTTGTGTCTTTTTTCAACATTTCGTGGTTGCCTGGATAGATCAGTGTGGGCTTTGTAAATGACTCCACAAAGTCAAAGTAGAGTTCTACTTCGTCCATGGTTGGTAGTCTGTCAAACACGTCACCACCTATGATTACCAAGTCTGCTGATTCTTGCATTTCTGCAAACTGCTCAACAAACATTTTGAAGCGATTTTTAGCCCAGGCAACTGGAACATTCTTTTGACCCAGCTTGATGTGTACGTCTGCTGTAAAGAGTATTTTCATATTATACGAGACAAAATAGCCCGCTAAGCTTTTAAGTTTAGCGGGCTATGTGTTGTTTAACCTAGTTCTTTAACAGCTTCTTGAGCAGCGTCATCGCCTGCGTCGCCGTCGTCAGTGTTTGTGGTAATTTTTATCAGGGTTGCTAGTACTTCGGCTTCAGTTGGACGTGGGTACTTTTCGTCAATGGACTTGGCTTCGTCAGCCACAGCACGTTCAGCATCAGTTAGCTTGCGTGGCTTGCAACGTAACACACTTAGATCATAGCTGATGTTAAAAGCCAGTGGGCCTGTTTTGGTACGCTTGAACACAACATCCCAGCCGGTGTCTGGATCGGTTGGGTCACCCAAGTCTTCGGCTGCACTTACAATTTGCTCAAACAGTTTCTTTTTCAAGTTAAGTGCTTTGACTTTGCCGTCTTTGGGGTCAATACAGTTAACTGTGTACGACCATGAGCACTTCAAGTCTGGAAAGTAGGTAGGAACGTGATCGACTTCCAGATTGTCGAATTTTTCTTTGTCACGGCTAAAAGCCAAGCATTCAACTGGAATGTCTTTGTTGTTTGCACCCTTCAACCAGTAAATATAACGGGGCAATACGCCACCAATCAATCTGACTGTGTTTTCGCCGTCTTTGTACTCAAAAGCCTCAACTTTGTTGGAAATTGCTTTGCCTTTGGTGTTTTTAAATGAAATTGCCATTGTTTAATTCTCGTATTTGAAATATATTTTGTTTTGTGTTATTTTGAGCAGGGGATTGTGTGCAAGTGTATCTAAGTCTAGGTCTTTGAAATAACTCAAGTCTAAATGGGTAACTTTGTACAATTTGTACAAGCTATAATCGCGTCTTCCTGCTAGTCGAATATATTGTGCTTTAAAAGCTATATCCGTGGTGTCATCAAAAAGTGAAGCGGCGTCTAGTAAAAAACTGTGTCCGACAAGGTTGCGGTAATTATTTGTGTCGCGATGGTTTTTCGGTATTAGTTTTTTGCCAGAATGCCGTTCCAACATTTGTAGCATTAATTTAGGGTCACAGTTGGTTTCAGACTCCAGTAGTTCTAAGTTGAAGAATAAGGCCATAATGTGTTGCTAAGACTATATTATACTACATTGACCAACGTTTGACAAGTGTAAATTTATCATACCGTTATTACCTGCCAGCCTTTACGTAAGTAAAGCGCAAGTCTGTCATTGTTTTGTTTTTTATCAGCATAGCCAGCAAAGTTAATGTCCACTACTAGTGGATTTAGTTTACCGTCATGCATACGCTGTACCCTGCCCACAATTTGCTCTAGCAAACTATCGTTGCTCATTGGGGCGGCAAGAATCACACAGCTAAGCGAGTTAATAGATATGCCTTCTGAGAAGATTTGCCTACTACCCGCAATGGCACGCTTTTCTCCACTAAGCACTTGCTGCTTAACAAGTTGTCGTTCTTCGTATTCGGTATCGCCTGTAACAACCGCGCAATCTTCACCAATGTATTCCTTTACTTTGTGTAGAAATTCTACTCTGTCTGCAATAACCAACACACTGTGGCCTTCTTGAATATGCATGAGTGCTAGTGCAGCTATAAACTCACGATACTTTTCTGACTCCAACAGTTCCGATACTTTCTCCACCCAGGTTACTCCTGGCTTGAGTGTAATGCCACTTTTAACAATGTGTACTGTGGGTGTTAGCGTATGTGATTGTGGCGGCTTATAGACTAGTGGTCCAAAGTAATCGCCGAATAAAATGTGCTTGCCGTCTTTGCGAATCATTGTGCCCGATAGGGCGATTCTGTAACGTGCATGGAAAGCGTCCACTGTTTGTGCAAATGTAGTGGCAGGACAGTGGTGCGCTTCGTCCAAGATAATACACCCAAACTCCTTAGCCAAATCACCAGCATGCTTAACAAGGGTTTGTATGTTGGCGACCGTGATAAAGTGGTCGGCGTAGTCCACTCGTCCACCACCAATAACGCCGGGTTCTTGCCCAAATAACACGGCGATTTCTTCACACCACTGGTCTCGGAGTGCGGCAGTGTGGGTAATAACAAGAGTTTTTTGGGCAAACTTGTGTGCAAGGTGTAAGGCTGTAAAAGTCTTTCCCCATCCCACAAGGGCATTGATAAAACAGGTGTCGTCGATTGGGTCATAAACCACTTGCTGCTCGGGTCGTAAACCAAATTTAGGCGTTGGAAAAGGTACTGCCTCAAGCACTCGTTTATCAATGATTTCATAATCTTCGGGCACTAAGTCTAAGCGGCCTTGTGGGATACTTAGAATACCTTTGGGCAATACTTTGTAGTTTTTGATAGTTTCTATGGGACTAAACTTTTTAGCACCAGTGTCTTTTTTGATTTTGTAGGTAAGTGCACTAATAACCCGCTTGGTATGTTCTACACCAGGGTTATCCATGTAAATACGGTTTGATATTACTGCTTTAGGCATTAGACCATTCTCCAACTATCTGGCTCTGATTTTTCACAAAAGCCATAAAAAATAAAGCCCATGCCGTGTTGTAAGACTCTGGCATAACTTTCAAACTCCGTGGGGTGTCGCATACATTTAAAACGGCTGCTAATGCCCACAAGTTCAACCACACACCCTAGACCACTTGCAGGTAAAACTTGTTTGATCCGCTTTGTGGTCAGTTTGGCGCGTATGGTTTTACGGTACTGAAATGTGTGACCACTACTATCCACAAACCAAGTCTTTGATTTTGCAAGTTTAACCAAGTCTGCTAAAAAGTAAACCGCAGTGCGAATTGCAAACAGCTTTTCGCCCTGCGATTTTAGGTGTAGTCTGCGCAAGCCCAGTGTGCTACCAGGCACGGTTTTATCGTCTATGACTTTAAAGCTCACAGCAGCTTGATTTTGTTCATCAACATAGTTAACCATGTAGTATGTGACACCATCACGCTGCTGTGGCTCACGCTCACCTAGCCGGAACACGGGCCAGGTTATTTCCGTTAAATTCATAGAACTTTTCCCAGTCTCCAAAGCTATAGTCATCACCCACGTCTTGGTCAACACCAATGGGTGCGCCAGGGATTTCACAACCCCAACTGTGCTGAGTGTTACGCTTTAGGATCTCGCAGTATTCCACCACATCTTCGTCTTTTACAAGCGCAACAATCGAGTCATGAACCAACATAAAGATTTTAGCGTCTAAGCCCTTTGCCGAAATCTCATTTGCTGTTCGCATAGCTCCAAGTAAGTTAACATCACTGGCAAGACTTTGTACTTCGGCATTAATGCCGCTACGGACTTCGTGAGCGGCAATGCCTTTATCTGAGCTAAACACATTAGGTAGTCTGCGTTTGCGTCCGAAGAATGAGTAAGTGTAACCGTTTTGCTCAATGAATCGTTTTCTGTCATTTAACCACTGTTTTAGTTTGCTGAACTTTGTAAAGTATTGTTTGATATCGTCACGGGCTTGTTCTACTGGATAGCTTTCGCCTTCTGGTAAACCCTTGGTAACGGTTTCAGCAACTTTGTTAGCACCCGAACCGTACAAGATACCAAAGCTAATAGCTTTAGCACTTTGACGCATACTTCCATACAGCTTTTTAACATCTTCAACTGGACAAGGCAGCGAGAATACCATTTTGGCAATTGTTGAGTGGAAGTCGCCGCCACTAGAGAACACTTGTTGCAAGTTCTTGTCACCCGACAACACAGCGGCATAGTACATTTCAGCTGTTGTCAAGTCTTGCGATACAATCTTATATCCTGCTGGAGCCTGTAAACAACCTTTGATAATAGGGTTGTCCCGAGGAATTTGCTGAGCATTGAACTTCCCACTACTACTAAGACGACCACTAGTAGTAAAGATAAGATTAAAATTCGTGCGGATACGACCATCACGGTCAATCTCCGGTAGAATCTTGGAAATGTAGGTATTTTGAATTTTACCAAGTTGACGTACCTTTAAAATCGCCGCTGGCAGTGGGTGTTCTTCTGACAACTCACCAAGCACTTCTGCGTCGGTTGAGACTGCTCCTGTAGCAGTCTTTTTACCAGTAGGGTTAAGTCCCAAATAGTCAAATAACACAACACGAAGTTGCATTACGCTATTGGGATTAAATATCTTACCAGTATCTTGTTCAAATTGTTTGACTGCTGGGAATGCATACACTAACTTTTTGGCTTCATCAATTTCGTAATCCAAGTACTTTTCAGCAGCAGCCATGCGTTCACGACTAACAGGAATGCCTACTTCTTCCATGTCCATCAAGAACAATGTGCCTGGAATTAAGATTTCACTATAAACCTTGAGTAGCTTGGGGTTCGCTTGAACAATAGGCCAGAATTTATGGAACAAGTCAAATGTAACCGCAGTGTCAATACTAGCGTATTGAGCGATTGTTTCAAACGGAATAAGGTCATAGGTAAAATCTTCTTGCAGCATACCGTGCTGGGCACAGTAGGACTTTTTGAACTCGTCCAGCGGTGTGTCGTAGTCGCCGTAATCGGTGTACTTTAGGGCCAGTGGTTTCAAACCATGACTATCAGTTTCGTCAAGCACATAGTGCATAACCATTGTGTCGTGTACACGGTCGCGTGGAAAGTCGATTGCAAGGTGATATTTAATCATCTTGAAGTCGAACTTCATGTTGTGAAACACTGGATGGAATGTATTGGCAATTTTTTGTAGCAATGCAATACAAAGTTCGTCTAAACAATCAGTTTCAATATAACGACCCTGATGTGTTTTGTATGACAGCGACAGCCCTAGCACATAACCGTCACGTGGGTAAAGTGCAGTTGTTTCCGTGTCCCAGGCAACATAGCCTTGGGCATTGTCTAAGATTTCACGCAAGTACCGCTTGGCTTCAGCAGTATCTTGAATACCTGCATAATCGCCAACTACTTTGGTGGCACGTAGTTCACCACGAACATACTTGTGAATTTTGTCACAAGCACGTTGAAAGTCTGGTTTGCCTTCTGGCTTAAAAGCAAGCATAGCCGGGTTACTAATGGCAATAAACTTATCGTCCACTAGCTGACCGGCCATGTTTGTTACTGACGTAATCTTGGCGTATTCTTTGGCGGCTTCTGCACCTACCAGGATAACGAAATCATAAGGCTCTAGGTCAACCACCAAGTCCACGTCTTTTTTAAGCAGTTTGGTGATTGGCACCGAACTCATGTGGTAGTGATCAAACTCAAAGTCAAAATAGTCGGTATACCGTGTACGGTTAGGTGCTTTGTCAATCAACGCAATTTTCATGTAATAATCCTTGTGATACTTTATTATAGCGTATCTGGGCTAATAGTTCAAGTTTGTTTGTGCTCTCGGGCACGGATAATTGCATCTAGCAATTTGTATTCTGTTTCAGCTATCCAGTAGTTGGGACGCTTTAGCCATATGTCTTTCCACTGGTCTCGGAGTATTTTAAGACGATAGGTTGGCAGGCTATCTAGGTATTCTTCTTTTTGCATTATTTGTTTACATACTCTGCAATCGACCTGACATTTTCACGATCTAAATCGCCGGGGTCTGTGCCGTCTGGTAAGTCGATGATTTCAACAACAAAGCCCTCTGCTTCAAGCACTGGCTTGAGTGCTTTTGCAGCACTGTTACCTGCCTCGTCCCCGTCAAAAAGCAAGTAGATGTGCGTGATGCCTTGAGCTCGGAATGGTAACAGTTTTTGTTTTGTGTCATTTTGAAGAGTTTTAGTACCAAAAGCGCATACTGCGTTTTCGCAGCCATTGTCGTATAAGTTAAGCATATCAAATATGCCTTCCACCAATACCATTGACGAATAACCACTGGGTAGGTGTGCTGGAAACAGTGGCATTGTTACACCTTGTGGGTAGTTAACATATCTGGGATTGCCAGCACTCATTGTGTGACGGCCAACAAATACCACTGTTTTTTGCGTAATATCACGAATGGGAAATACAATACGATCTTGTAGCTTTTCTACTTGATTGGTATAAAAAGCACCAAAGTGCTTGAGTGTTGCCGGGCTAATACCGCGAAACATTTTAGTCCAAGGTGTGTACCCTTGTGGCAAGTCCAGTTCACGTCCAAATGATTTTAGTGTGGCTAGCTTTTCTTTGAGTGCCGCAATCTTTACTGGAACCGGATTGGTAAAGACTCCGTAAAACTTGAAAAGGTTGGTTTTAAAACCACAAGCAAAACAGTGTGCAACTCCACTTACACGATCAACGCGAAAGCTGGGATTTGAGTCAGGATGTTCTGGGTTCAAGCACTTGATCAAGTAGTCGCGACCACTGGATTGATAGCCTAGGCCATTCTTTTGAATTAGTTCTAGTACTGGGTCGCTCATTATGCATTCCAAGGTAAATCTGCGCCACTGTCATTAACTGCAACCACTTCTTCCTGCCCCTTTTTCACTCGCTTAACCGATTCTTTAGCAGCAGGCTTGTCCACACTCTGTGGCGAGATGCGTAGTGTGTCCCAGTCAATTGGGCATGTGAAAGCCATCTCCTTGCCACCACGAATCTTAGTTGTTTCGAAAGAAACCGCATTCGTTTCTTTATCATGCGCTTCCATTGTAAGCGCGATATCCGCTGCGTCCAAGATGCCTTTGGCAAATCTCGCCTCGCCGTCTTTGTCAATTTGATAAGGAGATACCATGACAATTTCGTATTTCCGGGCCAGGTTTTTGAGTTTTTTGCTGACTTCAATCTGTGGCTTCCAATCATACTGGTCATTTCCTTCTAAGACAATCTGGTTCAAGTAGTCAACCACAGCAACTTTTAGCTTGTCACCAAACTTTGCTTTGGCTTTGCCGATGTGCAAGTCGATTGAGCTTAGGGTCAGGTCACGGTCATCAACAATAATCATCTGATTATCTGTTTTTAGTTGAAAGTTTCGTACTAAGGTTTCTTCAAACTTGAATCTGTCACGATGACGTAGGAACTCGCTGATAGTTTCGTCAGCGCCTTCAAACATACCAGCACGGGCTTTTACAACTGCCAGAACTTCAGTGTCAGTTAACTTGTGTTGCTTGAGATTTTGAAGATTCACATTGGCTAGAATAGCCAAGTTACGCTCCATAGTCTCTTTGGCAGTCATTTCAATACTGAAATAAATGCAACTGTTACCAGACTCATATTGATTAATAAAAAGATTGCTACAACTAATAGATTTGCCGGAGCCTCGTTTACCCCCAATGAGAATGAGTTCTTGGCGAGCAACGCCACCAAGCACACTGTCAAAACTGTTATTAAGGCCAAGATAAACACGTTCGCGCTCCAAGTCTTCGGGGTGGCTAAACATCATCATGTCAGCCATTGTAAACACCTTTTCAGATGTATGGGTTTTTTCTTCGATTGTTAGCGCAATTGTGGCTAAGTTTTCTTTTATTTCATTTGTGTCGTAGAGTGGCAGTTTATCTACGAACTTATCTAGTAATTTTACCGTTTCACTCTGAGTGTACTGGTCGATTAGTGCGTCCAGTGCAACTTCGGCTGAAACGTCTGGTATCTCGGTTAACCGGAGAGTCGCCAGTGTTTTTGACGCCGGACCCTCCCTTAAGGTTAGTTCGAGTTCATCGAACGACGGAATAGCGCTGTACTTTTCATAGTACTTGTTAACCACGCTATACAAGGAAGAATACGCAGGATCTAAAAACACTAACTTGAGCTTGGCCCAGATATCTAGGTTACGTTCTGTTAATAATTTGTTTAAGACTACTGCTGATGTATCCAAGTTACCCTACTTTCGCTTCATTGTCAATAATAACTTGATCTACGATTTCGGTAACTTTGTACATTATCTGATCTCGTAATTTTTTAATATCTTGCTGATACGTTGCACCACTGTCATACAACAAACTCAATTGCTCGTGAGTTAGTAACTGTTGTAAGCCAAAGTAAATGTGGTCATACGCCAAGGTAGATTCTGGAGTGATTTCTACGTGTGCTGCCTTGCCATAGTTATGCACAGCTTGCTTTACAACTTCTTCTATTGTAAACGATTCATTGTCGTGGTATGTGATTGTAACACGCATACTTGACCTCCTAAAACAGAAAAAGCCCGGGAGCTTTATGGGACTCCCGGGCTATTGGTTTAAACCAGATTAAGCTGCTGCTTTAGCTTCGGCTTTGGCTTTTTTAGCTGCACCATCATAGTCAGCAACTTTGATACCACGGCGAGTCAGCAATGTACGCAGACCACGTTCTGTTTTGTCAACAGCAGCTGCAATTTCTGCAACTGTCATGGCATGAATACGATCACCAAGGGCAACCACTGGATCAACAGATTCTTTGGCATGAGACTCACGCTGTGCTGGAATCTTGCTAATCTGACCCTTACGTGTCAAGCTCAGGGCTTTACCACGAACACTGGCAACAGTCTTGTTGAGCTTGGCAGCGATATCTTCAATAAAGTTACCGGCATCAGCCATTTTCACAAAAGTGGCTTCTTCGGCTTCGGTATAAGTACGAGCCACTTCCACTTTTTCAGCTGGCTTTACACTGCCAGTTAGTTCCAGGGCCAGCAATTTGCCTTGGATTTGTTTTGCAGTGAACTTGCCGTCAGCAAAGTTTTCAGCAATTTCTTTGTAAGTCAAGTTACCTGCATTAGCACTCACGAAATCGGCAAGATCAGCGCCTTCGTCGGGTGTAAATGCACTGGTTTTTTCTTTTGCAAGACTAGCAACTTCACGGTCAAGTTGACGCAGTTTAGATGCAATACTGCGAGTAGTTTTACCCAGTTGTTCAGCAGCACGCTCAACGCTATCAACGCTAACGGGGCTTTCGCTTCCAACGATTTGCATCAGTTGGTCAACAGCTTCGTCAGACCAGTTTTTAGTAGCTTTTTCAGTCATTTGTATTTTCTTTCAAGAAAGTATTTAGGTTTGTTATAATTGGGATGCCAAGTGATTCGGCTTTTTTGCGTTTTGTACTAGCCTTATCTTCTTCATCAACCAAATAGTCAGTGGTTTTAGTCACAGACTCTACTGCTCTGTATCCGGCAGCTTCCAGTGCTTGATAAGCATCTGCTTTGGTTTTGTAAGAAGATAGTTTTCCAGTGATACAAACAGTTTTAGAATTGTTGTTACTGATTGTATTGGAATTTCTATTAGACTTAAAAGAGAACGGCAAAAACTCTCGTAAGTCAGGGAAATCTGTTTGTAACCAACCAACTAGGTTTTCGGTTACTTTGTCGCCTAAACCGGCTTGTTTGCAGGTTTCGTATGTGATTTGATCAATATGCTCAACCACTTCACAAATCTTTTTTGATGCTGTGCTGCCAACTAGGGTAATCGAGAAACTTGCTAATACTGTGGCTAAGTCAACAGTTTTGGCACGTTCAATTTCATCTAGTAGTTTTGCGGCAGTTTTTTCACTGCCCAGGGCTTCTGTTACTGTATCCAAATCCAAATAAAACAGCTCAGTTAAATCTTGTAAGTCAAGCTTTTCTACTGTCTTTGGGCCCATGCCTTTGATGCCAAGGGTCTTACAAAAGTGCTCTAGTTTTTTACCCAGCTGTGCACTGCAAGCTGTGTTGCGGCAAAAGAGTTGGTCATTGACCAATTCAAGTGTGTAGCTACAGCAGGGGCAAACGGTTGGGATTTCGATCTTCATAGTGGTTTATTGCTTTGTAGACTATATTATAACTGATTGGGACGGCTTTGACAAGTGTAAATTTTTATTGCTTAAGCATCAACTTTGTGCAAGATGCAAGGAATGATTTCACCAGCGCGAATAACCGCCACGGTGTCGCCAATACGCAGGTCTAGCATTTCAATAAAACCAGGATTATTAAGAGTAGCACGACTGACGAGAGCATCGCCAATAAGCACAGGTTCAAGAATTGCCACTGGGCTAACTTTGCCACTCTTGCCGACTTGCCACTCAACTGCAACAAGTTTGGTTTCAACATGGGCTGCCCGTTCTTTTTTAGCATACGCACCGCGCGGATGCTTGGCCGTATACCCCATCTCGTAGAACTGACTATTGTTATTGACTCGGAACACAACACCATCACACGGGAATATTTTGTCGAGGTCTGGTTCATTGATTACTCCAAAGCCTGCCAGTTGCAGTGCTGCCAAGTCTGCGTTAAATGTTTCGTGTAGGCTAGGCTGAACGCCATAGGCAAAGAAACTGAGTGCTCGTGATTGAAATTCGGACACATCTTTTAAGTTAAGTGCGCCTGCGGCATAGTTGCGAGCATTTTCAATGTTGAGTGGAGCCACAATCTCACCAGTGATCTGGTAAACGCCTGGCCACGGCACAGTTTGTGGCACAATAGGATTGCCCAAGAACTTGTCAGTTACAATCTGACCTTCTACACCATCCCCACGGGTAAGAACTCGAACAAGA